TGCGAGTGGCCGCATATTCCTGCATGTAGGAGGCGACATCTTCGTCGATAGGTAAGACTTCGGTGGGTACGTCCTCGATGGTAAACTTCGGCTTCGGAGGTGATGGCACGTAGTCTGCAGCAGGAGGCGGCGGAGGCGGCGGTGGCGCAACCACATCAGGTAGACCCTCAGTAATATCATCGCCAAACACCATACCGCCCAAGCCGCTTTCTGGCTCAACAACGCCGGCCTTGATTGCAGCTTGAACCTGACTGGGATCTTCAGAGTAGATTACGCCATCAGCATCTGCAAGGACAACACCGCCGTCTTCGTCGATACCCTCGAACGTGTATTCCCGTGGCCCGGTTGGTTCTTGCAGAGTGATCTTACCACCGACTGGGCCAAGTGACCGCGCAAGAGCTTCCATATCTGCAGGCGGTGCAGGCGGTGGAGCAGACGGTCGTGAGGGGCGTGAGGATGATGGAGGAGTTGTGGCATTATCTGTAGAGCCAAAGACTTTGCGCGTGCCTTCGACGCCACCTTTAAGAACACCGCCAACAATACCACCAAGCAATGCGTTCTCTGCCACGCCTTCAGAGAGAGCTTGGTCGGGATTATATACAGTCTTGGCTAAGACATTCTGACCAAACTGTTCACCACCCTCTTGCGCAGATTCATCTATACCGCTCAGAAGGACTCGTCCAAGGGCAAGTTTTTCAACATCTGCAATAGTTTTCTTTACGCCCTCAAACATTGCCTGAGGAGCAACGCGACCAAGGGTTGCGCGTTCAACAAATTTAGCTGCGCTATCGATAGCTGCAGTTCGCGCAGAAGGCGGCAGCCCTTCAAGCATACGGTCTATTACACCGACTTGAGTAAGACCAAGAACTCCGCCACCAGTACGAACAAAAAACTCTTGCCCCTGTGATACGGTTCCACCTTTATCGCGGAACTCTTGCGCCCGCTCTCCAGCTTGCCCCGATCCTCCGCCAAAAGCTATTCCGTAGTTTGCAGCACTAGCAATCTTCTGGGCATTGGATAGCTCACCCGCTAAATTAGCGGCGCGGCCTGCAGCAGATAATCTAGTAGCAACCCCACCAAGACCACCTGTGAGAAGAAAGGGTGCTGTACTACCAATGCCTTCACCAGTACTAGCAATAAGGCCCGTAACGGGGCTAAAGTTAGCGGCTGCGCTACGTTCAAAATTTTCTCTAACAATTTTATTAGAATAATCTTTTGTGTTTTTGCCGCGTTGCGAAACTTCTTTACCAGCACCCTCTAGCCCCAAGTCTTTGCCAAATGGTGCGCCAAGATATTGCATGCCAGAGCCTAAGAAGCCAAGAGCTCCTTCAGCTGCTGTGCCTGCAAATTGTGTAAGACCGCGCAAAGCATCAGTGGGAAGATTAGAAATAGACTGAATTATGCTTTCATTAGGCGCAGGCTTACCAGTACGCTCTATTTCTCTAAGCCGCTTTTCATAGGTGACAATGCTATCTGCTGCAGACTTCCGCGCAGACGCAAGACCAATAACCATCTCCCCGCCCGCAACTTTACTGGGATCAGAAAGCCGTTTATCATAATCAGCAATCAGGGCCTTTGCACGGGCTATGCGCTTCTTTGTTTCCTCGATGTCCCTATCAGCCGCAGGGTCGCGCTTTGCAAACGGATCAAAGTCAACAGGCTTCAGCTTGACCCCGCCAGAAGGCGCTGCCGGAGCGAACGGATCAAAGTCAACTGGCTTATAAGTGGGCATTGCTCACCCTTTAGTTAAAAACTTGCAGATACTTACCCTGTCTTTTGGGATCTGGAATAAACCATCCTTTTTGAGTAGGCGACCATTTTGCGTTTGGAACCGGAGGATTACCTCCAGACGGAGCAGCCTTAGCCGGAGCAGCAGGCCGACCTCCCATCAACTTTTCAATCTCAATATCTATATATTTTATCGCTAAATTAACGGCAGCCCTTTCCTTGCCCACCGTTGTAGCAGTGTTAAGTTTAATCATTAACGCGCGCCGTTCTTTACTAAGATCACCAATTTTTGTCTGGACCTGATTCTGCGTCATAGGCTTATCGCCATCGTCAGCGCTACGACCGCCCATTCTGTAATATGCGGCCCTAGCCTTCGTCTCATCAATATCTGCGTCAATTGATTCACCAGCCCTATCAGCCTTAGTCTTGGCTTCAGAGGCCCTTGATGCAACTTCGCTGATTCTATCTTCTTGAGTGGCTAAATTAACAATATCTGCATCCTCTAGGCCCGCTAGAGTAAGCTGATCTCTAGTCATCTGAACTCCAGAATCAGCTAAGCGAATTGCTTCATCGCGAGCTTTCTGGAGCGCGTCAATTTTCTGCAGGGTAAACGCATCACGCTTCTCTTCAATGCCACGGAGAGATGCTTCACGCGCATCACGAGCGCCTGTGTAGCTTTCAGAACCAGCCTGTAAGCCACGAGCTAAGGCAGAAGCAAATTTCTCACCGGGCTTAGCGCCTGCAAGCGCATTGCCAAACGCAATAAGAGCATTACCGGGAGCAAGTTTGCGCGTCCGTTCGATCAACTCTTCTTCGCGGCCAAGGCGGGATTTCTGCCGCTCCAATAGAGCCGCACGCTCAGCATTGACAACCGCGCCCTCTTCAGCTGCGACCAATCCCTTCAGTTGAGAAACTACTCCAGATAGTGTTCTTAACTGAGATGCCTGTTCGGCAGAAGGCTCTTTGCCAGCTGGTATAGACGCCTTCAGCTGCTGAAGTTCAGCCTGCTTCTGCTCAAACATGGGCCTAAAGCGAGATGGTTCGCCCTTTGGCGCAGCCATTGTCTCACCCGTAGGAGCAGCTACGGCTACTGCCTGAGGAGCAGCTGCAGCGACCGCAGCTGTACGCACAGGATCCGTGCCCTCCCTAGCAACGCCAAGTACAGATGGATCCTTGAGGATTCGTCTAGGATCAATCCGGTTATTCTTTTCATCACGAGCGCCAAGATGGAGATGGTAGCCACCGTTCTTACCACGCACTCGCCCGGTATTACCCGAAGTACCTAGAACATCACCCGCATTAACAGACTGCCCCGGCTCAACACCAATCCCATCGAGATGACTGTAAGACGTTGATTGACCATTGGGGTGGCGTACAACTACATAGTTGCCGTTAATGGGATCGCTCTTTGCAACTTCCACCACACCCGGAGCAGGGGTGCCAATAGGCGTACCTTTAGGAACGGGATAATCTATCCCTTGATGAGATCCTGTTGGGCGCTTGGCACCATATCCAGAAGACGGATTCGCACCCATCCAAGAAAGTGGATTAGGAGCTTTGCTTGCATTCGCAGCCGGAAACATCTGAGCCGTCGGCTTCGGTGCCACAAGCCGTGCAGCCTCCATAGGCGCTGGAGAAGCTGGGCTCAGCGGAGTTGCGAACAGATTAGCAAGGCCGCCACCACCAGCACCCGGCTGCCCCTCCCCTTCAGACGCCATAATTTGAGCGACCAGATCACCAACAGCCATGTTCTGCAGCTCAGGCCGTTTAGCCCGCAGCTGCATCGCAGCTAATTGCGCTTGCTGGATTGTCATCGCCATCTTATTTGCCCTTCAACCATCCAAGTCCGTGCATCGGGTGCTTGATGTTACGCTTGCCATCGGCGCCAACAGGACCGCCACCCTTGATCTTCTTGGGCCCACCGAACAAGTTCGACAGCGCGCCAATGCCGCTTGCAACAGCGCCGATTGTTGACGCCGTATTACTTACGCCGGGAGCCTGCTCGTAACGAGTACCGGCACCCTGTGCGCTTGGTGTGCCAACAAAATTCTGAAAGCGTAGAGCTTGATTGTAATCATAATCACGCTGGGCATCAAAATCAGATTTCGCTAAATTAAGCGATTCCTGCTCGAACCCACGCTGTGCTGAGCCAGCAGCCTCAAGCGCGGCAGTATCCACACCGGCTAAGTTCTGAACGTCACGACCAAGGCTCTGTGCCCGCTCAGCTGCCGTGAGGTAACGACCAGCCTCAGTGTTGAACTGACCCATGCCGCTCTCATAACCCTTTTGGAGAGCCTCATTCTGTGCCGAAAGAGCTGCAGAATTTGCATCGCGAACAGCGCGGGCTGTAAACTCAGCGCTCCGGCTACCACCAAACGTACCACCACCAGTGAATGTGCGATTAACAGCAGGCAATAGATTCTCGTACAGGTTCCGACCAGCTGCTTCACCAATACCAGAGACGACGTTCTGGGTGTATGGGTTCATATAACTAGATGCGACGCCCGGATCAGTGAATGATTGGGTGCCGCCTGCAATGTAGTCACCAGCAGCCTGCGTGTATGGCTGATAGTTCCCAACATTCTCAGATGTCATCTGATAGGCTTGCTGCTCCTGCGGAGAAACAGCAGCGAGGCGGGGGCCACCAGTATAGGGCTGATAAGGCGTAGTCGTAGCCTCATAGCCTCTTTCGATGCTCTTGGTGTAGGCATCAACCAGCCACTGGGGTAGCTTGGTTTGTGTGACGGTTTCTGTGATAGCCATTACGCCATACCTCCAACAGCTTTAAGCATTCTATCTATACCCTTCTGGGGTTTTGCAATCTTTTTTACATCTTTACGGCCAGCCTGTCGGCGTACCATTTTCCGCATTTCATCAAGACGGCGCACGCCTTCACGATTCGATCCATCGCCAAGATCGGAAACATCCTGCGCGCTCCAGACATATTCACCATCAGATAGGTATGCAGGGATCTTATCTTCCTGCCCGCTGCCGATGCCTTTTACCTGTCCGGGGCCGCGATGACCGCCGTTCTTATGATAATCAACGAGATGCTTTACCATATCATCGTCGATTTCGCCGCCTTCTTTTTTGACGGGGATGTCCGCCGGATTGATGGCTGCAGATGGTTCTGCCACAGGCGCTCCGGTCACAGGATCGCGGGTGAAGAACATATACTCTGTCTCTTGATCTCCACCGCGCCGGCCATATGTTTGTGGCGTATAGGGATAACCCTCGCCAATTGTGGATCTTAGAGAGCCTTCCCTAAATTTTAAGCCAGTAGTGTCTCTGGAACCTATGCCTCCGCCACCACCACCACCGCCAAGAACACCTCCGGCGAGTGGGACAAGGACGGATACAGCGTTAGCTAGATTAGCCGCGTCTTTAATTTTTTCTAGCGTGGTTTTTTCTGTAAGGTTTGGATCCATCTTTGGTAGACCCATTATAGGCAGACCGGCGACAACGGAACCCTCAGGCAAACCTGCTTCTTTACCAAGTGCATTAACTACAATATCGGTATCGAGAGCACCCGTAACCGGAACTGCAGCAGTAGGCCGCTCGATCTTAGAACCTTCAGCTATGATGGGGTTCTTTGCGAACTCCGCTATTCCAGCAAGTACTTCAGGTGATAGATTAAAGCCCTGAGTAGGCTGCTCGAGCTTACTGGCTTCAGCGACAATAGGATTCTTTGCAAATTCAGCTATCCCAGCAAGTATTTCAGGCGATACGTTTACGTTACCAGTAGATTGCTCAAGCCTGTTAGCTTCAGCGACAATAGGATTCTTTGCAAATTCAGCTATCCCAGCAAGTATTTCAGGCGATACGTCACCCAAGTTTAAGCCGCCAGTAACCGCGCCGGGGCTGAGGCGCTGGCCTGTTACGTTGATGAGATCGCCAGAATAATCGCCCGCATAGGGGAGGCCTGTTGCGGGATCGACTGTGTTTCCTGCGGCAGCTTCGGTCAAATACTTTTCTGCAGGTGTCTTAAAGCCGCCAAGTTTTACGTTTTGAGTCGTGAAGGGCCTAGCGTTGACTACAATTTCTGCGTTTGGCCCACCACCACTGCTGCTACTTGATCCACCGCCAACTCCCAATTCTCTAGCTATGTCTGGGGACAGGTAGCTCATTGCACCTGAAGCAACACCACCAAGGAGCGAGTTCTTTAAGCTCTGCCCTGTAACCAAACCGCCTGCCGTAGAGCCGAGGCCAGTGCCTATTGCAGTACCCGCTCTAAGGCCAATGTTCGAGGCCCCAATCTTACTTAAAGGACCGCCAAGATATTCGCCGCCAGCAGCAGACAAGCCACCCAGAGCCGCGCCTTTAAGGATATTATCGCCCTTGAGTGCAGCGCTTAGGCCACCAACGCCAGCGCTTGCTCCAATGGAACCAAGAGTCGTAAGACCTAAACCGGGAATGATAAACGAAGCAGCAATCGGAGCTACGGTTCCTGCGATCTCGGCAATCGTACCGAGTGTACTCTTGTTCCTCTTCTCGTTAGCAACGGTCGTGTACTTACCCGACGGGTCTGCGGTTTGAATATCGTATGATGCCTTGCGGCCCTTTGCATCGGTTATGCTCTGGCCCAGTCGGGTCGCCTCGCGTGCGGCGTCGTAGCCCGTGCCCTCAAACACAACTGTTTTAGTGTTAAGATCAACAAGGCGCACCGGTTGATCAGGCGTCATTGCAAAAACATTGCCGCCCATCTTTCCCGTGGGGTTACCTTTGTTAGATACCGGCGCGCCGATGTACTGTATATTTGGGTCTTGAATTACGCCACCCATCCGACCGCCGCCAAAACCGCCTAGACCACTTAGGTTCAAGCCAACCAAGCTGCTTATATCGTAGGGCGCTGCAAGAGCAGGAGATCCAATACCCATAATGGGCTCAGCCGCCTGTACGGTCGAAGGCATTACAGCCGCGCTGCGTGCTGGTTCGGCATAATACCCAGCAGCAGCCAGAGCATCCTGTAAGGCGGGATCATCAAAGTAATAATCTTCAAACATGCCTAAGATCCCTGACTAATCACTTCATTAAAACGCATTGCCCATTCGTGCCAATCGTCAAACTGATATGCGTCTGGAATGCCAAGAGATGCGAGTGACGCAATCGATGATAACCCAGATGCCCAGTTTTTCCAATCGCTTTCATCCATAAGACGAGAAGGAACGCCAAAATCTTCAATAGACGGGAACATATAGTCCGCCCAGTCCACAACATTGTCTACAATGCGCGGGTCAATCGTGGTGGTAAAGACGTTCGCCATTAGCTCTGATACCTACCATCAGCCGCTTCGATGTGGACAATGATCTGGCCCATCTGATAGTCGCCGCCTACCGTGTTCGAGCTGAACCTGAAGCGAAGCTCACGCCGTTGCTCCTTAAAGAACACCTGCTGCTCATACTTCTCGTTTGCCACAGCCGGGAAGGTGCGCAGTGGGCCATAGACTTCAGGCGCACGAGCATTGATTCTGCCTGTGATCTGGGCCGTCATGTCGCCCTGCTGCACGAAGTCAGGCTCAATCATCTCAACGTGGATTGAGCGACTGCGCGGGTTATTATCAGTGAGCAACGATATATCGCCCGTCTCGAAATAGCTTTCGATTGCGTTGAGCGCAGAGCCATCGATCTCATCAACGCCAAATTCATGCTGCCAGATGCGGTATAGATCCGGACCATTGTTAACCACGCGGATAGCTTCGCTTTCAGTAACCCGCGTATCACCGCCTTCTGTAATGCGGATGTCAGGAACGCCGGGACTAATTGGGTTGATGTCAGCAAGAATCGGGCGGTTAAGCGAACCAGCATAGATACCAGCAGAGCGCCCAATATTCGGCAGCTCCGTGTCGTACCATGTCTGCTCGCGGAAGTTATAGATCACAGCGTGCGTGCATTCAGTCGCATCGCCACGCGGATAGCACCACCAGATCTCGCCAAAGCGCGGAACCTTATAGGCGAAGATCTTATTCGCGTATGTCTGGTTCAGCCCATCAAAGAAGTAATTAATGTTCATGTTGTTCGGTACTTCGCGAACCACACCATTGTACATCATGAACCGGCCATCACCGACCCAGAAATAGATCCCATCATACTCAATAACGCCATTGACCGCGATGATCGACGAGGACGAACTAATTGTGTCGAACGCGAAAACATCCGTACCACCTGTGTAGTATGTGCGGATCAGGCTATCGAGCGTCCACAGGAGGCCAGCAGGGTTCTGACCACCACCACGCAGCGGTAAACCCTTGACGATCTTTGAGGATGAAATAAACGCATCGCCAGCATCGCCGGTAGTAAAGTTCGTGGGATCGTTTGCATCCGACCACTTCACGAAACCGTTCTGGGAAAACATAAACAGGTACGGGTGAAGCACCACAATGCCACCGCTCACACCAGCCGTTGGAATTTGCGTTAGGGGCGTCGTAGTATAGATGTCGCCGATATAGGCGGGAAAGTCTGTGCCGGTTGAAATATCGGTTGCAGCATCTGTAGCGTGCGCGATCAACACAGTTGAGCTGCCAGCGCCGTCGAATAGCGCATCGAACTGCCACATGAATTCTGGGCCGCCTGTGTACGTCGTAGGTGCGCGTGAAACCAGAGAGCTGGTGCTGCCCGTTTCATCAATCGTCATGCGCTGTAGGCCCTCACCATAGCCCATATGGGTATAGGTAAAGTTGTTCAGTGACTGCAGGTGAAACTGATTGACAGTGCCTTCGACGAAGTTCGTGATCTGCCGATACCCGCCGATCTTGCGTGGAAGCCCGCGCTGAAACCGAACCCACTGTCCGTCAACGTAAAAGTTCCCCTCGAACCTCGTACCATCCCGCTTGATACCGGGCTGTGAATTGATGTTGACGGGTACTAGGGTCATTAGATGACCGCTGCAGGAGCCTCTTCAGCCGGCGCCTCCTCAGCGGGGGCCTCTGGTTCAGGCGCGACAATGCCGTCCTCAGTCACAATCCAGCCGGGCTGAACGTCGCCATCGACAGCGACATACTGCGCCAGAACATCAGGGTGAAAGCATTCTTCAATCCTGAAGCCATCAACAGGGACGATAACGTCACCAACAATCCCACCGGTAATACGAGCCATTTTCATGATTAATACTCCACTATTACGAGGCCGTAGCTGTTAAGGGCCAAGTTGGCGACCGTGGAAGATGATCCGCCACCGGGAAACCCGCCGCCTCCGGTAGGGGTTACCCCGCCCGGCCCACCACCACCATTGGTGGCTGAAGTGTTTAGAGTTACACTTCCAGCACCTGTTCCGATAGAGTCAAGAGATGTGCTAGGCACCAATGACGTTGGTAAGCCAAAAAGTCCCAATCCTACGGAAACAGCGGTGGCCGACACGCCTCCGCCTCCAGAATTACCGTTACGGGTAGTAATAATAGTAGTAGTCCCCGTGTTTCCAGTTCCGCCATTTCCAAATACGCCAGCAACCCCGCCTGAGCCGCCATTAGTGGTGGAATCGGGAATGTTGCCGCTACCGCCGGTAAAGTTAATGTCTCCACCAACCCCTGTGCCTCCCGCGCTGACAGTGGTTGCAGCAGCCGCTGCCCCCACGCCGCCCGTGGCTGAAACAAAAGATCCAAATGAAGACGTTCCGCCATTAGCGCCAACGGATGCCGTCCCAACGGTGACGGCCACAGTCGGTCCTGAACTGACGTCAACAACCTTCATAGCAAAGCCACCGCCACCCGATCCAGACGTACTGGTGGCTTGCGCAGAAATACCCCCTGCGCCCCAGACGCGCACACGAACACGGCTAATACCAAATGGAACGGTGAATGTGCCAGATGCGCCAAACACTTGGACCAGCCCATTGCCAAAAACGCCCGTGCCGAGATTAGCTGCAAGTGATACAGTAGGAGTAGGAATAGTCATCAGTTGTTCCCCATAGTCACAGTGCGACCAACGACCGTACCATTAGTCCCAGAGGTAATTGGATTGCGGGAGTCAAATAAGGTTGCAGGTGTCGCCGCAGAATAGTTCGAGTTTAAAGTTGCAGTGCCCGTTGTTTGCACAAAGCCACTATTGCCGGAGGCCGCAGCAGTTATTGAAATACCCTGCAGAGAATAGCCACCCTCTGGCGTAAGCACAAGCGTACTCGTTGAAATATCCGTGCCTGCGGTCAGTGTAAAGCTAATAGTGAAAGCGGAGGCTGCCAAAGAGACGAACGCTGGATATTGGTTGTTGTCAGTATAGCCGACAAGAACAGCCTCCCCGATGTGTGGGATTGCGGATATACAAATATTTTGGCCGGTCTGATTTGTCAGCAACGTAGTAGTTACAGAAGACACCGTCACACTGGTATTATTTTCAAGCGTACTGTTGGCAATTGGCGCAAGCGTCAGAGCTGTTGTTGTATTGTTGCGCTGTGATACAACTACCGGCGTACCTGTGCCAGTATACGTAGTAGTAGCAGAGTACGTTCCGTTGGCGGTGAAACTACCGCTGAATGGCGTGGGAAGAGTATTATATTGGAGCTGGCTTGTAGAATTAGCTCCCGGATTAATGTTTGTAAACGTAAGATTTCCGCTCGAGTTACCTATCATGTATGCCGAAGTACCGACCGCTGGCATAGGAGAAGATAGACGCCCAGAGGAGGAATAGGTGTCAACACCATTAAAATCAAAAGCGCTGCCAGCCGAAAATGTGGAAGCCGCTGTCTGCCGGATAACACAGCCGCGTCTAACTCCAGTTGTCGATGTACCACCCGCAAAGAATGCACTTGACTTAAAGCCGACAACAGACAAGTTGTACCATCGGGTGGCGCTAGTCTCTTGAAAAATAATACCAGAAACAACTCCTGCGTCACTTATCGTTCTTGTCGTTATGTACCCAGTAGTATCTGAGTAAACAATGGCAGCATGAGTTTCTGCGCCAAAGGTGGAAACAGCAATACTACCATTATTGCTACTAACCGTTGCGGCAGTATCTACATCTCCTGATGTGACTAAGGTAAGAGATGACGTGTAAATACGAAAACGAATCGCTGTGATGGTATCGGAATATGTTACAAGAATATTCCCATTGGCAAATCTTGCTACACCGACTGAAAGAGCACCAAGTAAAATTCCGGTTGCTTGCACCGTTACAGGGCCGGCCAGTAACACGCCGGATGAACTATATTTAGAAATAAACGTCGGGAAGGCTGCCCCGTTGGTTCTTTGCCACGCAGCAACAAACTCTCCATTTGGAAGTGGCGCAAGAACAAGCTGTGTCGCGGTGTTTGTACCATCGACAAATGTCTTTGATATGATTTCAGCCCCGGCGGCAAATGTAGATGAGTAAGTTCCTGTTGATACGACTGTAAACTTCGCAATTCCGGGAGTTGATCCGTTTCTATTGTAGTTACCCAGCGCAATTGGACCCAATCCAGTGAAATTATAGTTAATAGTTGGCGAGTTAAGGATCTCGTATGTCGTGTTGCTATAGGCAAAATACATAATACCCATAGGGGATCTGGTAGATCCAGTGGTAATCAAATTAATACTTGCCTGAAACAGACCGAAATAAACGCGGGTATCTCCCGACACAACAATCGGAGTAAACTGCGTTCGGTAACCTATTGCCTGCGCCTCAGTAATTGTCGCGGCGGATGCCAATGCGACGTTAGAGGAGCTGAACGCCTGTACGTTAAGGGGTATGGTGTTCGTCGCGCTCACGGATGTGTAGAACAATACATAACCACCAGAAGCTCCCTGCGCGAATGCGCCTAAAGCTGCGTTAATGGATGAGCTTCCCGTGACAATTTGCGTACCCAGTGCGGCAGTGGTTCCATTCCACGTAACGACATTGATACCGCTCGTCTGCTGAGCAAAACCACGCATTGTTCCATCCGAAGCAATGGCAATAGCAACAGCTTTCAAGCCAGTGAGGCCGCTTACAGTAGAAGTCGCCTGCTGAACGCCGATGGAGTTGTAACGTCTCATGACGAGACTGCCGCTGTTCACAAGATGTATCGTTTGGATATTATTACTGCCATCAACAATGTAGTCCCAGAATTGACTGGTAGCTGAACCTATATCAAAAACGATTCTCACACCACTAGCACCAAAAGTGGCATCAAAACCAGCCGTTGTCACGCGGCGCAATTCAAACACAGCGTTAGTCGTGTACCCGATAATGACCGAGTTATCTGAAAGCACCTGTAGTTTAAGACGACCAACCGCTTGGGCCAAGATTAAGTTAAGGCCTGCAGCCAACACTGCAGTAGCAGCCGTGCCATCGTTGTTATAAAAGCGGGCGCTCAGACTAAAGCTGCTTGTTAAAGGCGTGCATACTATCGCAAAAGTACCATTTGCTATGGCAACAACACTCGCTTGATATGGAGTATACGCCGTCATAGTCGTGCTAGTATCTGCGACAACTACGGTTCCAGCGGCGGTTTCAATCCGAAAGTTTACAGCCCCTGCTGAGCCAACCGTTGCTGAGCCACTTACGTAAACATATACAATATTTCCGTTGGTTAGCTGAGCTGCGACTTGGCTTCCCATCGATCCGCCAAGCTGCTCAACATATGTAAATTCGTTAGACGTCGTCGCCGTGGCGGAACGCGCTGGCACTGGGACGTTATTAACATTAAACAGGCCTGTAGCCAAGGCGCCAGACGGAACTGCGCCATAACCCGCTGTGGTCTGGTACACATAGTCGCCAGCGGTAAAGCCAGTTGGAGACGCGGGAAGTGCGATAACATTAGCGGAATCGCCAGAAAGTGTGCGGCCCATTCTTAAACCTCCTCGTAACCATATACGCTGACAGACAGCCCAACAGAAGTGGCGAAAACAACTACAGCTTCAGTTGCGTTCATTACAATACCTGACCGCTCTAGCACACCGCTTGCAGAAATAATGGTATCATATTCAATATATTCCGAAGCCGCCGGAGTTCCCGAAGACGCGATGGCCAAGCGAACAGCGATGGGAATAAGTGTCGTGTTTACGATACTGATCGTAGCAACCGTAACCGTAGCCGCAGGAACGGTATAAACCACCGTATTGGTTGTTGCTGCCGGTGCAGCCTGTCCTAAAATGCCAGTCGCCATCGACTCAATCCCTATTAGAAGCTAGAAAAATAATACGCCTTCGGTGTCGACATACCAGCTGTTTGCTGCCAACTCAAGTTTGTACCGTCAGTTCGCAGATATTTACCTGCATTACCAGCCTGAGAAGGAAGAATGGTTGCCGCACTGATGACATCCCAAAACCCATCCCCACGCAGATAATTGCTGGCGCTTGGCGTGCCAGTTGCTGAGAGCCCTGACATCGGTATTCCCGACCAAGTGCCCGCGCCGCTTAAAAATGTGTTCGCGCTGGGCGTGCCAGTAGCGTTAATCCCAGCAATAGGAATAGCTGACCACGTTCCAGCACCACTCAGGAATGTGTTCGCTGTCAGTGTACCAGTTGCATTTATTCCAGTGACCGGAACATATGCCCATGAGGCTGTCGTCCCATCTGTGGTGATGAATTTACCAGCGTTGCCCGCTTGCCCCGGAAGTGCTGCAGAAAATGCTGTACCGATGACAAAAGCCGTTGTCGCGATCTGAACTGAGTTCGTGCCGGGTGCTGCTGTCGGTGCCGTTGGAATGCCGGTAAAGCCCGGACCGTCAACGAGGGCAACGCTTGCGCCGGTACCCGTCGTTCCATATGACGTGCCCCACGACGTTCCCGTGCTGAGCGGAATACCCGCGCCCGGATATACAGTGACGCCTGTGCTGTTAATCGTGATCGTGCCAGAGCCATTGGTGATGCTAACCCCAGTACCTGCTGTCAGGTTGGTGAGTGTATAGTTAGTACCGTTACCAATAAGCAGCCGACCATTTGCAGGGACAGTCGAAAGTCCAGTACCACCCTGAGGCACGCTCAAAGGTGTTGTTAGGGCCGAGAGTGAGGTAATGTCGCTGTTGGCACCAGAAGCGGCTGCGCCAATCGATGCACGCGCTGTGGCTGCGTTGACTGCCGTGAAGATACCAATACCGAGCGATGTGCCGCCAAGGTTGACCAGAGCACCCCCAGCCGTCGTCGCACCTGTACCACCCTGAGCAATGGCCACAGGGACGCTGAGGCTCGCAGTCTCTGCCTGAACCACGTTCGTGCCATCACAGTACAGGATGGAGGCGCCGCTCTGGACGACAATCACACCCGTGCCAGCCGCTGTCTTAACCGTGAGTGTGTAGCTGCCAGTTGTATTGTTCCGGATCCAGTATTGCTGGATTGTGTTGGGAACAACGATCTGCATGTTTGCGGTCAGGACGCCGCTGAACTGGTAAGCAATACGGTTCAGGTCTGTACCAGTTAGCGTGTAAGGACTCGGCTGACCCGTAAGGCTGATCGACACATAGTCAAAGGCAAACGTCGAACTCTGACCATAGCCAAGCGTGTAGAAGCTAGTCCCGTCAGTGATGATGCGTGCGCTGTCACCGGGATTAAATACTAAATTGGCCTGTCCGTTAATCAGTTCACCCCCAGAAGGCTGGATCGTAAGACCGCCTGTGCCTGAGTTACGTGCGTCGAAGAACCAGTCATTCGCCGCCGCAGAAGCAGATGGCATCGTGAACGTGCCAGCGCCGCCATTCCAGACGATTACACGAGCGCGGTCAACGGATGTAAGCGTATAGTTAGCCGATAGTAATGTCGTGGAAGCCGCCTGATTCAGCGTCGTCGTGATTGCCTTGAGTCCGGCACCAGCTAACGCGCTTGCAGATGAGGAGGATGTGCCGACACCATACTGAATCGGACGCCATGTACCGTTAACGGTCGCATTACCCGTAAGGTAGATCTGCCACGCCTGACCGGAGGCAATCGTCTGGATCGTGTTGCCGCTGTTATCAGCTACTGTGAATGAAGACGCGCCGACGTTGAAGAACAGAGCGGTTTGGCCGACGCTTGCCTGTGTTGCATCAGGCATACGGATCGTGAGACTGCCAGCAGAAGGCGTAACATCCATGATGGATGCAACCACATTGCTGTCTGTCGCAAGCTCAGTAGGCCACGTCAGTGTGACGTTCGCTGAAAGAGCTACTGCGCGATAGCTTACATCAGCCGGATAGACGACTGTGCCACCAAAAGTATTTGTGAACGACGGCACTATTAGTCCTCCCTGCGGATAATGCCGCGATCAGCAATCTGGCGAATATCCTCGCCATTAAGCGCCGCGACGGCACGGTCATAAAATGCCTGCCAAATTGGAATAATCTCTTCGTTCTTCAGGAACGGAGCGGCTTCCATAAGTGTGGCGTAGAGCAGCGCGTTAGGCGCGTATTCGGTGAACCAGTTTGTCTGAACGTCATCACCAAGAAGTGGCGGCAGCTCATAATAAATTATCTCATAAGGAAAATCATCAGAGGGCGTTGGCGCAAAGAACCAATTCTGATAGTCATAGTCAGCATAAAATCTAGGCGTCCCAGTGAGAGTCTGGTTTGGCCAATACTGCCGCAGATATTCGTAAGCACGCGGGAAGATCTCCTGCGTAGTATTATAACCAGTCCCAGTTCCGACACGCATACTGACGGTTTCACGCCAGCGATCAGGCTTTGGATATGTCGCCTGCCCCTGAGTCATTGCAGAATTAACAACATTGACAGTCCCTTGTACTTTAAGCTCTCTCGCCAGACGACGTTCAGCAAGGCCAATAAGACTTGGTAGCTGCACAAAAACTGATGGATCAGTAGCCAGCGTAGCCCCACGCTCCAGATAATTCCGGAGGTCGTTGAGAAGACTGGTATATGTCATCGCAGTGGCCATAACGTGCCCCTATATCAGTTTTTTACGTCTTGCACACCAAAAACCTGTATTCAACATACAGCATCCAGCATCTCAGTCGTTACCATTACGCGCCCTACAGCGCCATACTTTTTATGATACGTTATCGCCCAAGCTGCCCGGTCTGCAATCCATCCTCCACGAGCGGCATACGCATCACGCGCAGCCAGTGTCGGGTGTTGCACAACTGTCACACCATTGTATTCCTTCTCATCACGATGATGGCGGTGACCGCAGTGTATCTCACGCCGGGTAGTGCGACCCCACTCTTGCGGGAACTGCGCGGCAAACAGCAGAGGTAGGTTTTCGTTCTTGACTTTGTGGCCATGATGCACGCCCAGCATGGTATTGCCCCACTCAAATACGTAGAACGGCAGGACGCTATCGTTGACAGTGACGCGGGGCTCTTCTTCGTAATGCACCGCAAACAGATCAGCTAACCAGCCGCTGCTTTCTACGTCGTGATTGCCTTCGGCTATAATCAGATACACTTCTTGATGGCGCTGCAACGACAGCGCGACCAGTGAGCGGATGATCCGTATGGCTGCGCGGCGTATCTTAGGGAAGCGGCTGTCCGCATCTAGGACGTGTTTACCTGTCGGTGTTACGGGTGTCTTGCCGTCGGTGTGCATGAAGTCACCTTGAATATTGACAATTGCCGTATGCGCTAACGGGCTTTGGTTAATCATCTGCGCCAGCGCCGCAAGGATAGTTTTCTCTGCAATGGACACAGACCAATCCACCCCGCCTTCCTGATGCCATGCCAGCATACCGAGATGGTAGTCGGTAAAAGTATACAGATTGCACAGATGCTCTTCGCAAGCCGCTGGAGCAACGATAATGTCCGCCGGCTGTATCTGATCCTTGAAGCCAGCGACTGTCTCACGCATGGCTTCTATGAGCGCCTCATGCGTCAGCGATGCTTTGACCCACTGGCCTGACGGCTTGCCTTCGGAGTTGTAGTAGGTTGACACGCCCTTGCTGACATAGCCCTGCGGCACTGGCCGGGTGAAATCGTTCTCAGGAGCATAGCCTCGCAACGCTGCCTTCTTCTTGACCGCAATGTAGGCATCGCTTGCTGCGCCTTGGTTGATACCTAATGCAATTGATGCAGCCTTAGCGCCGCCGTGTAATTCAATAGCCTCAAGCACCTCACGCTGTCTTGGCGTACAATAGTTGTACAGGTTTGGGTCTATCGTTATAGTAGGCGGCATTTATTTGCCTTTCGGGCAATCAGCCTCACAGATACAAATAAAGGCGCTGTTATGCGCCTCTATTTCTGTGACAGTTTCTGATGTATCTTTTGTTACATCGTAACTAATGGGTTTCGCAATAGCACAATAGCTATTTACGGGAGCGGTCGAAACGGTCGCGCAACCGTTCGTCACGCTCAGGATCAGGGACGCTGATAGCAGCCGCGCCAAGTTCAATCTGCTCATTGATGGCATCGTTCATTTCCTTAATGGTTTCCTGACGCCCCTGCCGCTTCCAACGATGTTCATTCCAAAGTCCCAACACTTTGTTCAGAACACCCAGCAGGGTCATCAGGAACTTCATTATTCGGCGGGTGCTTCAGACAGGAACATGGCGACTACGCCAGCCAGACCGGCAACTGCCGTGGATACTGTGGCCCACTCTGCGTCGGACAAGCCGAACGCCAAAGCAATACCAGCGAAGCCTGCATAGGTGCTAGGCTCTTTCAAACGGTTTACTAACCAAGATACGATCTTCATGTTATTTCTCCTTCGGATAAAACGCCCAAGGCAGTTCCCAGTGCGGGCCGTCCTTGAACGTGCGCCAATCACCGCCCCACTGGAGCGGGACTTTCTCATCCGCCGCAGCGGCCTTAACTACTTTAGCCAGCTTGTGATACAGCGGCCAATCCCAACGCACTTCGCCGGCAATCATAGGCGCCAGATCGACAGCGTGTCCGGTGATGTGACGTGAGTTCATAGTCTTCGATGCGCCTTGGCTGACTAGTTGCTTCTGCCGTTCGACGCTGCGTATGCCTTCTAACACAGTAAAGTCAAGGTCGGACAGTGCAGCCGCCTTCTTGACCACACGCACCAGATCAGGATGCACACCTTCAAGCCGTGACAAACTGCGTTGGCCTAAGACTATGGTCATACAGCGCCTTTTTGAATTAGGTTAAACAATATGCCGATCAGCAGCATAATGATCGTACCTGTTGCAGTCATACCGACGCTTTCCAGACGCTTCATCCGCGCACAGATACTTTCGTACCGAAAGGCGCAGACCTGTTCGTGCGTGTTAAGCTGCGCTTGTGTTTCGTCGATAGTAGCCATTGTTAGCGCCTCATCTTGTTAACTTTAGGTATTGTAAGACTTACAGCAGCTTTGGGGTTGTTGTATTGGTCTACAAAATACTTAATGCCGGGGTTGTTTTCATAAGGGGTGTTTAACGCAAACCCATATTTTTCGTCTAACCCGCGACGGAAGTCGGAATATTTTTTTAGGTCAACAGCGCCCCGCGGATTTTGATTAAACCAATCATTCATTTCCGCTTGCATTTCTGGCGGAATAGCTACAGTTTTCGCATCTACTGCGGGGGCAGTTTCAGGTGCATCAAACTGTTGTGCAACTTGTGAAGCTATCTGCGGCTTAAACATTTCGCGGGCAGGCGCGCCGCCTGCTTGGTTAGCCATCTTATTAACCCTGCTAAGTGCCAGCTTGTTAGCGGCGGCGTTAGACGCCAACCCAGTACCAGCCACTGTAAGACCCGCGGCAGCTAGCCCCGGCGAACCGCTGTAGGCGGCTGTACCAGACCCTGTCAGCAAACTCGCACCGGGGATAGCGCGTATCATTTCAGGTGCTGTCTTAGGTATCTTAGGCCCAAGCATCCCGACCGTTTGAAGCGTTGACAAACCGCCAGAACCGCGGACCAAACTTTTTATTTGTTTCTGAATGTCTGGATCAAAAGACCGCATTTTGTTGGGGTTGTTGGCTACCGTCCGCGCGGCTGACCGCAATGAGTTAGCTGATAATCCTTCGGCAGAATTAGTGGCTTTTTCCACAATGCCGTCAATAGCGTCCATTTGGCTCATACGCCGCCACGATGTCCGTGCATTTTTTATCGCAGTCGCAGCATCGCTGGCGTCGCCCGCTATGACAGCGTTAGCTGGGGGCGCTTGCACAAAATCGTCTAGCTGACGAATGATACCTGATGCCAATCGGCGTTCATCTTTATCTATGCTTTTACCAGCGGTACGCGCAACACGGCGCAAAAGTTCCAATTGTGAAAACGATATGGGCGTACCATTCTTTTGCGCGTTTGCTACAGCGGTATCTATATCATCCAAAACAACATTGATCCGCGGATGAAGGCGCGGGTGAAACTGTAGGCTTGGCTGCGAAAGCGACTGCCGTATGCTTTGCGACAAGTTAGAAATAGCCGCCACATCAAATTGAACGCCGGCTTGTTCGGCACGGCGGTAGTCGTTGGTCGCCTTTGAAACTAATTGTTCGCGTGTGACGGGTGTAGCACGCGGCGTTGCCATCCGACCGCCGGTCATACCGCCAACCATCGACAAGCCAAACTGTGCAAGAGGGTTCTCAATGCCTGCGTATTCACGGCCAATCGTAGGAGCAGCAGCAGCGCCAGCGCCAGCCGCAGTTTGCACGCCGGGGCCGCGGCCAAGTTCCTGCATGACGTTACGGGTTACACCGGGGGTCGCAGTCCGCGAAAGTTCTTTAAACGCCGACGCACCGCTTAGACCGCCGCCGGCGCCTTCAACAGTACGGAACAAAACTTCTTGATCCGGCGTTTGCGGGCGGCGCCCGATACCAGCGTTTAAATAACCTTCGCGGATAGTTTGCGAAGGTAGCTTGACGTTGTCGGCATCAAATAGCGTTGCGCCCAAATTGTATAGTAATGTGCCAAGGTCGGCAACACCTAACGCCGTTACACCAGCCGCCGCGCCAAAAGGTGCGCCAAGGCCGCCGGTAGGAACGCTGGTCGCCAACGCACCCGCACCCGCCGCCGTAGCGTAGGGTAGCAGCGCGCTGGAGATAACGCCTGCATACTGTGCAGCCGAGCGGTCGGGTTCAGGTTCAAGTTTGACCGGCGTCGAAGGGCCGGAAATATAACCGATAATTTCTGCGTCAGTATACCCCGCTTCGCGCGCGGCGGCAGCGTCGAACGCTTCTTCACCCGCTAAGAAGTCAGCAATCTCTGCGTCGGTGTAACCAGCACGCCGCGCACCTTCGACATCAAACTTAGCCATGCTTACTTCCTACGGAAAGATTTGAGAGGCGGTTTACCTTTACCTTTTGATCCGCCAGCCGCGGGGGTGGGCGTCCGTGGGCGTGCGTTACCCAAACCATATTCGCGGTCTAAACGCATTAACGTATCTATAACGGATTTATACCCTTGGGTGGGGTCTGACAAAGAATCCAGTGTAAGTTGAAGTTCTCTGTTAGAGTCCATTTGTTTTGATGTCATACCTGTCGCGGCAGCTATTGCGGATGTCAACAACTTACGTGCATTTGTAATGTTTGATAGTGAGTCGTTGGCTTTAGTACCAAACGCTTTTTGTATTTCTTGACCGAAACCGCTGACGCTAACATAATCAAAAATATTTTCCATCGCGCCGCGCTGAGAAGACGGGATAGCTTTAGCGTCGTTAAGTATATCATATTCCTTAATCATATCAGCCACGATGTTTGAAACGCGCTTTTTGCCCGGCAGTTTAACCGATTCACTGACAGTTAATGGCGTGCCTGTACCTGTACCTGTCGGCGTACCTGCACCTGTAGGCGTGCCTGCACCACCTGTAGGCGTACCTGCACCACCAAACACATTTTTAAGATAGTCACGCGTTTCTTTCGGGACATGATTAACCCAGCCATTAGGGCCGCCTTTTTTCAGTGCGCTACGCACGGCGCCGGGGCCAGCGTTGTACGCAGCAGCAGCCAGACGCTCGTCACCAAAGTCGGCCAACTGCTTTTCGTAGTAGGCTTTGCCAAGCGCAAGATTGTATTCACGGTCGTTGCGGTAACGGTTGTCATCGAATGGTAGGCCAGCCAACTTAGCAGCTTCCGGCGCCGTCTTTGGCATAACCTGAGCAATACCAATAGCGCCCGCTGACGATGTAAGCGGCTTTCCGCTGCGGTTAAACTGATTACCGCGAGATTCCTGACGTATCATTCTGCTAAATGTATCGCCGCCCGTACCGGGCGTGCCAAGGTTACGAGATGGGCCACCAACGGCTGCTGGCGGAGTAGGTGTAACAGGTTGCTCCATTCGGGGCTGCCCGGCGCCGCCGCCGACTGCGTATCGCGACGTAGCGCCAGAACTTATAAGATTAGCTGGGCGTGCGCGGGGAGTAAGACCTTGATTAGGATCACCGACAAGTGCTTCGGCGGCGACGCCAGTTCTGGGGTTTACGTTAAATAGCTTTTCCCCAACGACTTGTTGGTTCAAGCTAACCGGCTCTGGCGTTACGTTAATTCTGAACAGTTCTTGCCCAAAAGTTTCTGAGTTAGCGTTGTCATCTACAACTACCGTATCATCACCAACCTTTATTTCTTTTGTTTTAGGCATGACAAAGCTAAGCGCGGCGCGGGCAGCTTCTGATTGCGCTACGAACTGCGTTACAAACAGTTTACGTTCGTTTGGATCAGGTATACTCATTATTTGTTTTAGTATGGGTTCGTATTTATCAGGCTCCATGCCAACTGCGGCAAAAGTTTGGCCGGCCTGCATTATGCTTGCATCGGTGGGTGTGCGTAATATATTTATCAAGCCGCCGCCTAATGCGCCCGCTACTCTTACAGGTTGTTCCGCGTCAAACTTATTCGCCTCGCGCGTTTCGGCGTTTGCGTCGAATTTGATTCCCTGCTCCGTGCGCTGACTCTGAAGCTGTGCCGCGCGCTGTTGTGACGCCATGTTCATCATGTTGGCGTATTTTGTTGTCCGCGCTGCTGGGTCAGGCATCTGGAGCAAGTTTATCTTAGGCATTATTTGGTTTGGCATATCAATAAACCTTTTGGCGATTAAACAGTTCTGTTTCTGTAGTACGCCAGTACAGCGTTATTCAAAGGCGCCTGCATAGCATAGCCCGTTATCTGGCCAATGGCGTTGTTAAACGCGTTAGCTGTCCCTGCGTAACCAGACGCGCGCGCGTTACCTGTGCTTATAGCATTGTTGGCTAACGCGTTACCGGTATTGTACGCGCTTGCTGACGCAGCGTTGCCTATGTTCTGCGCGCCGCGTTGCGCTGCGTCTGAAACGTAGAACGCATTATTTGCGGTGTTCGTGCCTCGGTCTAGCGTAAGACCGCTTACTGTGCCGTAATATCTTGCATCGTTTGCTTTGGTTGACGCGCCAAAGTTTAAAGCATTTGTGGATGCTGTATTACCGCGCGCCAAACCAATTCCGGCGGTTGCTTCGCCAAGGTTTAATAGATTTGATGACTTTGTTGCGCCGCGTTGCGTAGCTATATTGCCAGTTGTTAACCCGCGATTTACAGCAATATTGCCTGTTGTAATCCCGCGCCCTATAGAGTTTGCAGATGTCGCCTGCGCCCGCGCCAAAGCGTTTGCCGCGTTGTTTGAGCCAAGCTGCCCCGCAGCGTTCGTCATAACATTTGACGCTGCCTGCCCCGAAGCTGATATGCCGCCAAGCGTGTTAAGGCGGGCAGCGCGCTCAGTCTGGTAGCGGTTGAACGCGTTGTTGTATTCTTGGCTGGCTAAGTCTTGACCGAACCGCTGGATGTTTTTTAACGCGCCGCCAGACAGTATGCCCCCGCGTGCAGACGCTGACCGATCTAACCCTCTTAAACCTTCCTCTTGACGGAAAGCATATCCGGGGTCTTTTTCAAAATTATCTACGCCAAAAGCCTTAGCGTATTGGCCGTAATTGGCAGCGGTCTTGTCGCCGCCAATACCCATAAGCTGCATAATCTGCTCTTGGGCAGTAAGGCCGCTTTTTATATACGGGTCTTGAAATTCGCCCTGCCGCCGGTACGCTGTTTCGTAATCACCTTGAGCAGTAGTATATCCCAATTCCGCGGCGGTTTGAGCCTCGTCATAACCCCTGTTGGCGTCGGTTAGGGCGGTGTCAAAACCTTTATTGGCGTCAGCTAGTGCGGTGTCATAACCCGCATCACTAGCCGCCATTGCGGCGGCGTATGAAGTCCTATACGCCTCTTGAGCGGCGTCGTATCCCTTGTCCGAGGCTGCTTGCGCGGCTTTAAACGCTATCTCGTCCGCAGCGCGCGCTTCATTAAGACGCACGCGTTCCAAGTTTTGCGCTTGGCTGTTTGCTTCATTCTGCGCTTGCTGCGCTATTGCCGCTGCTTCTTTTGCCGCCGCAATGGCTTCAGCCGACGCGGTGCGCTGTGCCTCTAACGCCAGCGCCGCTGCACGCTCTTGCGCTGCTGCTGCCGTATTGGACGCGGCTACTTGTGCGGCAGCCGCTTTTTTAGATGCGCCAATGGATACCCCTGCGCTTAATGCTGCCGCTCCGGCTACTACTGCGACCATGTTATTCCCCGATCCATTTGCTGTAATATGTCTCTACAGGTTCCATCTTTAAAAACTCAAATAGACGTGAAGCGTCTTTGTGAAATTTAGAACCGTAAAACATACGATGCACGCCTCTCCTTTTAGCCTCTTTTTCAACTAAACGAAAGAGTTTTACACCACTAAATCCACCGCGCACATCTGGGTGCGTCCAAAAGATGTCCATTGTCAGCGTCAGGCACGTTTGGTAGTGTAGCCCCGGCGCAATAAAACCAATAAAATATCCCACTAAACGGCCAGTTTCGCGCAGCGTCACCACTAGCACTTGCCCGGCGTTATCGCGGACAGCGTAAAGGTCGTACTGCGGATCAAGCGGAACTTTATCTTTGTTGAGCGCCAATTCTTCCCAATGCAAAGGTAGCAACGGTTGCGCTTCTTCAATAAAAGGTGCCCAATCTTCAACTTGTGCCGTTATCATTATGCGCTCCTGATGTCTACAATGCAGACTATCCTATCATCTGCGCTGTTATTTACAACAGAATGTGTTACGCGATTATTGATCCACCATATTTCGCCGCCGCGGAAGTTAACCGTTTCGTCGCCGCTGTGAAATAGCGCGCCGGGCAGGGACTGAAGTGCAATCTGGTAGCGGATGTAAAACTCTGCTGGAGCGCCGCCGTCAACGTGCGGCGTAATCTCACCGCCGGACGGCAGTTTGGTAATGATGCAGCGGCCAAGCTGGACGCCGTTGACGCGGTGGATCAGGTCCAACACCATGCGGCGCAGCGACGGCAGGCGCGCCCACGCAGGATACTCGACCGTCTGGATGTCGTTAATAACACCGTCAGGCGTGTCAGGGATTGCGTTAAACCACAGCCAAATGTCGCTAACGTCTGCATGAGCGGTGTCAGGATGGCTGGTGCGAAGTGTATTCTGGTTCCATAACTCTGGCTGCGTGACTAACTCCCGTAAGACAGAAGATGTATTTAGCCCGTCAGCAATGCGTAGGAAATTTTGCATTAACTAATCTCGCGTCCAGACGCACGCAAGTTGACTGCCGCTGCCGCTGACGCAAGCGTAGAGACAAACCCGCCGGACGGCAGGATGTGACCTACGATTTCAGGAAAGGTGTAAGTCTCGCCGGCTTGCAGTGTCCGCGTCTTGACGATCAAGTTGCTGTTGCCAGCCGCGGCGCCAGCCGCTGTCAAGTTGACGCTTACGTTGACCATGCCACTACTAAAGTTGGTAGCTGTGAACTTGTCAATGATAGTTGTGGTGCTGCTTGGCGACACATACTGCGTAGTCTGCGTGTTTTCCATGTTCTTAGCAGGGATGATATTTGTTGCGATAATTGCCATGAGCCGATCCTATTAGGTTACGTTGCCAGTGACGTAGAAAGTTTCAGCGCCGGTACACAGCACGTTAGCAACGCCGTAGGCGGCAATGGTACGGTTGCCTGTGGTTGCAGTGCCGCCGAGCCGTAGCGTCGTTCCAGTGCCCTGTGTGAGTGTTACAGCAACGGCGCTGCTGTTGACCACAAGAAACTCGTTACCCGATACAAACACGCCTGACGGAACTGTGGTAGTCACGGAAACAAACAGATGCTTTCCGATGTCTGACGCCGCAGCGGTTGTGTTCAGGCTTTGCGGGACGCTGCGGTAGCCGATGGTGTATTCCGTACCAAGGCTGTCATTAACCGTTGACGCCGAAGCCAGACCTGTGATGGTCTTGTTTGTCAGCGTCTGCGTGGCTGTCAGATAGACGCCGTTTGTCACAGTGCCCGCGTTGCCGGATGCGTTGCCGGTGATGTTACCTGTAAACGTAACGCCGGTGATTGTGCCACCGGTAATAGCCACGTTGTTGGAGTTCTGGCTGGTAATGGAGCCGTAGGTCGCAATGTTATCAACGGACCATTGCAGCACGTTAGTCGCGCTTTCCAAGATTACCTTGTAGCTAGTAGCTGTAGAGAACCACAGGTTACATTCGCCGCGGGAGTCCAGAATAACTGGGTTGGTGTTGGGTGTAATCCCCGACGCATCAGTGTACGTGTCCAACGGCGTTGTCGTACCGGCTGCATAGGTATAGACCTTGCCGCCGACCAACGGGCTACCGTTAGCATCGAAGAATTGTGCTTTAGGTTGTTGAGCAAGAACAGTCATAGCTAGGCCTCAATTAAAGTTACTAGTGGCCGTCAGGATAACGGACGGAATTGCGGGGGCAGGGGCGGCAGCAGCCACTGCAACAATTTGGCAACCTGTATCATCAGTAGAAAAAACCAATTGAAAATAATCACCGGCGTTTAGCTTTACCACATAATTGCCTGCGGCGACAACTACCGCGCTACTTCCGGCTAAAGTTACTTTTCTTGCAGAGTTTGCCGCGTCAACACCATTTACTCTGTACCAAATAAAAACATTTCCTGTGCCAACGCTGGCTTTGATAAGTTGCGCGGAAAACTGAAAGTTGTAAGTGCGTATGCGGTCCACAAACACTTGCGATGTAGTTGCGCCGATGTAGACGCCATCAGTTATGCTTGTGGTGTTAAGCGTTATTGGATACGCTGTATTGATGGCAGCGGCTGTTTGTGTGGTTGTGTCAAAGAACACGCCGTGGCGGTTATCTTCAAGTTGCGGCGTGTACAGCGGGGCCAAGTCTTGCCCCATAGACGAACTTGCCGCCGAGTTAGCTTGTCCGCCACCCGCTAGTGTAAAGAGGTTGAATAAATACCTGTACCACTCACGCGTCATTATGCCGGTTGCTGCGTTAATAACCGGCACACGCGACGCGGGGATACGAGTGAGTTGAGTGTTAGGCATTTGTGCCGCTCAATTGCAATTCAGCGCCGGTCAAGTAGATGCGGACAGGGTCACTGCCAGACACTTCGTAGACGCGGTCGCGCAGCTTCAGCGTCATGCCAAGCCGGCGCCAAATAACACGGGTGCCAGTTGCGCCTATCTTGCCCATAGCTGCCCAGTGTTCGTTGGACCATGTATGGCCGCCATCGTCGGACCAGCGGAGCATAGCTTGCGGATCGTCGCCTTGGCCGTCGTTTATGCCAACGCCTGTTTCGCACTGAAGCTGCAAGCTATGGTTTGCTGTACGCGTGAGATTGTTCTGGCCTGTCGGCAGCGCGCGCCATGACCGCAGCCAACGCTGCGCTATTCCATTGTCTTCAAAAACATTTAACTCAAACGTGTAGATGTTGCCGTTGGCGTAGTCACCGACAATGATGTTACCTTGGAAGTTGCACTGGCAGTTGCTGCGATGGCGTGAGAACGCACCGCTGACGCCAGAAGGCGTAAGTGGTTGTACAACGTAGAACGCACTTGAATAAAATGATTCGGCTTCAAACGCGCCTTCGCCCGGTGCAATGGCAGAGTAAGATGACCGCTGATGCCATGCGCCGGTGGCAGCGTCGTACACCCAAGTTTCATCCGCGGACGGGAACGACAGGACGTAGAACGCATGGCCGTCCTGCTGGTAGGTGTAACCTACAGCGTCGCTCATATCTAGATAGTTTTGGATTTGCCATTCAATTGCGTGCGTAGAAATACGCTGCGCGCTATAGCCCGCAGCCCTGTAAATGACGCCTTGGCCGCGCGCGTCAGCGCCCAGCCAGAACACAGTGTTGTCCATCTTGGCGATGGAGTATGGCGCAGCGCAACCGATTTCGTTGAACGCGCCTTGAATTGGTGACAGCGGGAAATCTATACCGCCAGAGTTGTACCACACTTCGGTCGAGTCGGTGCCAAACACCCAACATTCGCGGTGATCTACCAACAGGCCAACGACGCCGTCAGGGCTACCTTCGGCGCTGGCAAACTCTAGCGGGTCAACCTCAAAACCGTCGTAAATTTGCGTTACCCAAATCCGCTGACTGTCTGGTTCGTTAAACACAAAATAACCATCCAAGTATGCGACAGTAGCCGCACCGGGAAAGTCAGGGTCGGTAATCTGCGAAAACGTGTTGGTTGACTCAGTGTAAATGTATGCGTCAGGATTGCAGGCAAAGAAAATCTGCAAACCGTTGTCAGCAATAGATACAGGGCCAGTGCCAGTTACGTCGCCCAGCTTGACAGGTGTTCCAGTAAGGCTGGACAGTTTGTAGACTTCAAACCCTGATACAACGTAGAAATCAGTGCCTTGCGTCTGGTGCGCCCACAACCCGCGGATCGGGCCTTCGCCAACAACCTGCTGAAGCTGCAAGCCGGGGCAACGTTGGATAAACGCCGGCTCTATGCCGCCTTCTGGCACCACTTCGGGAAACAAGTTTACCATGCGTGCGTTGGCAGCGTTTACTGAACGGGCCACATACGCGCTGCCCAGTATGGGCGTCTTCATTAGTAGTTTCCTGCAAAAATGTTATACCGCTGGCGCGATGCAATAAGGCTGTACGGCATCGACATGATGTCATCAGGATTGTTGATGCGCTTCAGGTTGCGCTTGGAATACATAGCAATGCGCTGAACTTGTGGCGACGGCTCTTCGCCAAACTCAGGTGCTAGTTCGCACGCTAGGTTATAGCGGAACGCACGCAGATAGCCGGGCGGGAATGAAAGGACTGTGTCAAGCGTTGCTGGCTGTGTCAGTTCTTCAACCGAAATGAAATGCCATTCTAGATTCATTGTTGGGCGCGGGTAAATAAACATATCAATGTCAGGATATGTCATGTTGACATAAATAACTTCAGGAAACGTAGATGTTGAACTTTTAACCGCGATGCCGTCATATTGCGCTTGGTTAATTATCTGAACGCCGTAGCTAACCCCAGTGCCGGTTTCAACAAAATACGTAGCGTCATCCAACAAGATAGGACGGTTGCCAACAAAGTTGCCGGTTGGCCCAAGCGTGCGGTTAATTACACCGGAAGGCCATGTGAAAACTTGGTCTTGCGTAGCGTACACAGCAAGGCGCTCAGTGTTCCAACTATCAATCATCTGGTTCATGGCGCGCAGTGCGTCCTGCGACGTTTCAGCCGATGGAGTTTCGCCTTCTGCCAGAACACCTAGAAGTCTAAGCGAACCGTTGATTGTTTCACCAGCCGTAG